TTCCTGCGATTGCACCCATATAGGCATGAGCACCATACGGCGCTGACTCGTTTAGAATACACCATGCTTCTAATCTCTGTTGAGTCTCTACATCGTCTTGGCGATCGATAATTTTACTTGATAACTTACAACATTCTCTAAACGCTGATTTCCAAGTGTTGAATGGATCTGTATTGAACGCAGTAATGTTACTGACTTCTGGCATTGCCTTAAACAAAGAACTGATGCTTGTGGTCATGTCCGGCTTGGATATATCCATATTTTGTGTTAGTCGCTTGGGCAATAACTTAACGCCACCATACCCGTATTCCAAATCATTGATGGGGTTACGACTGCGCCATACATGTACACATTCTAAATCGTATTTGCTAACTTCATAATCAAAATTAAATGTGTCAAGTATTTCTGCATCAGCATCTACCACCCAAAACATTTTTGTAAATGCTTTTTTTGCTGCGGCAATGTGTGCTTGATGTATTCCTTTAATTCCATGCACTCTATGTGCGTAAGGAAACCTTGCTTTTAACTTTTCAAAGTTAGCATCTGCATTTGGTTCATTATAACTGATAAAAATAATATCGTACATTATTGCCTAAAATAAGTTAATCCAAGATTGATTGTTTCATTATAAAGATCTAAAACATATTTGCTCTGCTGAGCATCGAGGTTAGGCCAATCTAAACCTAAATTAAGTTTAATTTTTTCTCCAAGCTCTTGTATGTCTTTTTCAATACAACCATGCAAAACATTTTCTTGGTATATATTTTTAAGAATTTCAAAATCTCTAACCTGCACATAATCCCAATCTGTACAGTTAGTCATCCATGTGCCAAGTCTTGCGCCATGTATTGCGTATAATCCGTGTTCTTCATGGGCACCTACAGTACTCCACATACGCAGCCTATGTATATTATGCCACCATATATGGTCCTGTAACTCCATAGGTGGAACTTTAATTCCATCTTTCAATGTCATCTTGACACCTTCTCGGAATCCTGCTCTCCATGCTTGGAAAGGACTACCTGTAATAATACTGTCGCTGTAGACTACAGGAAAATTACGATATCCATCTTCCCAACAAAAATCTACTTGTGCCCTATCACTTGTACTAGCTTCGTGTGTTTGCATGCCGAGGATAAACTCTTTTTTCCAAATTTTAATCCCACCATTGCCGTATCGTAATCCGTTAATTTTGTTTTTACCGCACCAGCCATACACTTGGATCTTTGGATCACTCATATCTAGATCTAGATCAAAGAACGCTGGATCTACAATATTATCTGCATCTACTGTTATAAGCCAATTAGTGTCGCTCAAGTTGGCTGCGGCTTTGTGGGCATGATCGCTGCCTTTAACCCCATGTACTCGTTTTGCCCACGGTGCTTTATCGCACAAGTCAGCATAATGCACATCAGCATTTGGTTCATCGTAGCTGATAAAAATAATATCAAATTCTACTATTTTCATTTAATCTCCAGTACATAATTTTTAAACAGGCGTCTTGTATATACGCTAAACTTTGTAGGTAATTCTAAATTTTTAAGTACAAATTTTTTCCCTACAAGATCTGATATTTTTATAGTGAATGGTTTGTATAATACATTAGGATCGTTATAATCTGTAATTAAAAAATTCATATCAGTGTTGCCAGCCCAGTTAATTTTTTTCTTTTTAACTGGCTGAAATTTCTTAGGAAGTTTTTTAGTTCCTCCGTATTCTTCAGTTAATTCTATTGTTAAACTGTTTAATTTATAACTTAAAAATACATTGGGTTTATCAAATTCTGCATGTTTAACTTCAACAATACGATGTAACACATCATCTATTTTATACAAGGCTCTAGTTTCAGATATAACATAACTGTCTCCAGTTATATCCACAGAACAAGAATTGAGATTGATTTTGCCTTCAATAATCATTTCAGCAACTTCTTGATCCATTGAGATTTTATGTTCTTCGTTTAAAAATGCAGAACCTGGACCTACTGCTGTAATTGCTCCAGATGTTGGATCAAATACTGCAAAGAATTCTACAGGGGGCAATATCACAGGTTCAAATAACTCAGTCAAATCGATTATTTCTTCCATGCTATCTCCTCTAAAATATTAATTACTTCTTGTGTAATTTTATCTTTTTCTACATAATGAACAATATTATGCTGCTGGTAATTTCCTATTTTTATTTGGCCTTTACGATTTATGTAAAATCCTAAATGATCACTCCATACATCTGACGGCCATGGAAATTTTTGTATCATTCCCTTCATGTGAACCACTTTAGGAAACTCTAACTTATATGCAATATCATCGCCAATATCTAAAAGTTTTGCTGCTAATCCAAATGCTTCATCTGTACCAACAACTTTTGGTTTAAGTTCTGTTAAAAATAAATTTGAAAATTCTACAGGGTTTTCAATAATGTTGCGAGCCAATGTAAAAAATTCTTTAGCTACTGCGCTGTCCTTTTTAAAGAACGTGTAAAAACTATACAGGTTAGGCAATTTATTTTTTGTAAATGTTCTGCGATAGTAGTCACTATCTACTAATTCTTCTCTATAAGTATAAGCAGTGTTGGCAATATACAATTCATTGTTTTCTACAAAATAATCAATCCAATGACTGTAATCTCTAGTAAACAACATGTCGGAATCTAGGCAAACTGTGTAGTCGAAAGGACTATATGTATCCATCCAAGATCTAGCATCCCATCCTTGATACTTTTCAATTTTTTCTACGTGATCAAACACCCAAGAAGATTTTAATTTTTTTACCGCATCAACATCATCTGTCATTAGGCATACTTTATCGTATCCTTCTTTTTGAGTATTCTTAATACTAAGTGCTAATGCATAAGCTAGATTAAGATAATCTATTTTATCGTTAGTAGAAACAAAAATTAAATATCCAAAGTTCATACCAACTCCAATAGTTTTTCAGTATGACGGATAATGCTTTGTTTGTTCATTATATGAATATCTAGCCCTCGTACAGCAGCCGCATAATAATTATTATCGCTGTTTGGACTTGCCAGTATTGTTAGTTTTCCAGTAGAGTCTACAGAATGCAAAATGTCTTTGTCTAATACTGTTAAAATTGGTGGAAGACTTTCATTGGTGTTTGTTTCAAATCCATCTAGTATATGTTTTGCTACACTGAAAGAAATATCATTTCTATATTGTGTTGTATCAAATCGAAATAGATCAGCATAATATTGATAGTTTTGTCTGATGATATTAACCAGTTCAAAAAACATTTTACTATATGGTGTTTTTTTAAACATCACAGTTGTTGCCCAATACAAATGAACTCCTGTATCAGAAACATATTTGTCGTGATATCCTAATCTCTTTTGATCGTATATGTCTAACATATTTTTAGCAATCATAACTTCTGCATCAACGTCCCAATAGGAATTTAATCTATTGGAAAAAATTAAAAAATCACTGTCCATTAACAGCGTTTGATCATACGGAGTTAATTCATAAACACTGGCACGATTAGCATTGACAAACGGGATATTTTTAAAATGTACTCCGTCGTGCAGGCGTCGCATATTATCTGTAATAGGACGCTCAACTTCTATAATTTTGTCAAATGTCGAAACCAATTGTTCATAATTGTTTGAAGTTTTAACCCACTCCATTGTAGATGGATCTGTAACCAAAGAAACAGGGATGCCTAAATTTTTCTTGGCCAGTTGGGCAGATACCATTGCCATATAAGCATAGTCAATGTTTCTATTGTTATGTGCAAATATTAGTGCGCCGCGTGTCATATGTCTAATAGCTTTTCCACACTGCGGCTTTTTTTAAGTTCTTGGAATTCTTGATAATACTCTAATGTAGTATCATAATATCTGTCAAAGATATCATCTCTAAATTTTTCTAAATCTTCAATCATTATTGGATTTTCGTTAGAATCGATTAAGGGAACATTTTCGGTTCTTCCTTGATCAATAAACATCTGTACGAATGTTATTAACGATTTATCAATCTTAAAGATGCCACCGTTCTGACCAATGGTTAATTTGGCTTCAATTTTTTCTTTGAGAAGGCGTCTTTGGATTGAAAAGGTCTGACGATAGTTTGAAAACTCTAGAGCTTTTTTGAGTTGCTCTTCCATAATAATCCCCTAATTAAAGTAGCACTTTATTTATTGTGCTAGATAATCAGGAGAAAATTATGTGGTTGGGGCTTGAGTGATTGAGATTGTTGGTGTTGTTACTTGGAAATTGCCTGAGCCAGACGGCAACAATGTACCCGTGGCTTCAAGCGTTGACAAAGAAACGCTTATTGTTCCGTCAACTCCTTCTGTTGCACCGCCCTGCCCTGTGTGATTATCTGTCCATTCAACTTGGAATTCAATGCTGGCCGCAGTTCCTGCAGAGTTATCTGTAATACCTGGGGTTCTAGCATAAATCTTATAGGCGTTTGTTGAGTACGGATTTGAAGCAGTGGCAGTATACCATGCATTAAATCCATTACTCAATCTATAAAAATTTCCACCGTTTAAACTTCCAGTATCTGCTATTGGGTAGTTGCCGCCGAATCCTACGGTGCCAACACCAGCTAAGAAGGCGGTCCAATTTGCATTTTGAGCAGCGATAGCACCTGTTGTAGATCCGCCCGTTCTTGCTGATATAAATCGTATCTCGCCGCCACTATTGAAGAAAGCACGAGCAGCAGCAGCCGTTGGCCAATAAACACTGACCAAGCTGTATATTCTTGTAGTCCAAGTTGATCCAAGTGCTCCAGGCCACGCAGTTTCAGCATACCAAGATCCTAATCCTACAGGAGCAGTTCTAGTAATTGCTTGTGAAGAAGCAATGTCAAATTTTTGTGTAACTATTACATCGGCCCAAGAAGAATACTGTTTGTAAGGTGCTGTTGCTGTATGAGCTCTTACTGTTCCTCCTACAGATGCATCAACTAATGTTGGGACTGTTCCAATTTGATGTACATAGGCGTTGATAATATCATATTTTAAACTAGTCCAGTCAGTTACTGCGACTCGATTGCTGGTTGTTATTTGATTGCTAAAAACCGTTTGTCCGTAGCCGCTGTTGCCTGCGCCAACGCCCAATACTCCAGCGACCTTACTTTGAATGTCGTTGTAGTCTGCAACTTGAATAGTTTTAGAAACCCATATACCAGAAGCTACTCCGGTTCCTTGACTAGCTGTACCTAAGTCAGTTCCCAATGTTAATGATGCCGCTGGCATCACTGTACCAGTTCCTGTAGCAGGGCCGGTTGCTGTAAATGTTAATCCGGTTGATGCCGTGAATGTTTCTGGTAGGGCGCGGCCTGTTCCAGAACCTGTTGTTATCACAGTTATCACAGTAATTGTCATACCAGCGGCGTATGTTATTCCTGTAGTACCGGCAATATTATTCCACTGAGTATTTGTTGTTGTTCCTAATGCTTTAATTGTGTATACTTCGCCAATTTGGAATGCTGCGACATCTACCCATCCTGCGCCTACTAGAGTATAGTCTGTAGTGCCTATAGTTACTACAGTATACTTTTGAGATGCTGCCATTGCTGTTGCATTGATAAATCCAGAACCTGTGGCAGTAAATGTAGTGCCAACAGCATTTGATAATGATCCAAATTTTGTAAAATCAGTATTGCCAGCAAATGTAATAGTATAAGATCTACCATTGACAAAGTTACCTGCAGTTACTAATCCTGTGGCAGTGGCAGTGAATGTAGTTGCTACGGTATTGTTGGCAGCTCCAAGATCTGTCCATATTGTTGTGCCTGCTGTAATAATAGTATATGAACGTCCTATTACCAGTGCGCCTGGATAATCAGCTGTGTTAGCCACAGCATTTTGATATAGGTCACCAATTTTGAAAGATGTAAATGCAACGCCATTATTTAAAGTAAGGAGGGCAATTTCTTCACCTTCTGTAACACCGCTATCTGCGGCAATGGTTATTGTGGTACTGGCTACTCCGCTTAGGCCGCCATCTGTACTTGATACTGTGAATGAACCTGTTAAAGATGCAGGATTAAAATCAGATGCTGTTATTCCTGTACCTGAAATTGTGTAAGGTAATACGGAGCCATTTGAGACATTCTTTGTATACATGTATACAATTATAGAATTACCATCAGAGACACCAGGAAGATTAGTTTTGAAAGTAAACTCAGCTTCGTCATAGTTTATTATAATTATGCCAGATCCGCCCGAGCCGCCACTAGTTGCTGCACGACCTACATAGCCTGCTCCGGGATTTGGAGTTCCACCAGTTGCTGTTCTTTCAGTTGATGTTCCACTAGCACATCCTCCACCACCTCGACCACCAGTATTTGCGGTGCCAGATGCACCATTGAGGCCTTCACCACCTCCGCTGCCGCCACCACCTGTGCCGCTTGCGCCGCCTTTTATTGTTCGTGTTGTGCTTTGGTCGTAACGGCCACCTCCACCACCACCTCCACCACCGTAAAAATTTCCTTTGTATAAAAATCCCGGACCGCCAGAATTACCAGCAGTTCCGCTTGCATCAGCAAGACCATTTCCACCAGCTCCAGCGCCGCCTCCGCCACCAGTACTGCCAATTGCTGTAGTTCCGCCAGTACTACCAGTAGTTGAAACAGCACTACCGGATATGTTTCTTCCACTAGCTCCACCGACGTTAGTTGATCCAGGACTGCCTGCGGCTGCTGAATAGCCACTAAATGTTGTAGCGGTATCTGAGGGCCCTGCACGATAAGATATGTTTGTACCAGGAGTAACTGCAATGTCATTGTCGATAGTAACTCTGCCGCCACCGCCGGCGCCACCTGGGACACTACCTGCAGAAGGAGTTGCGCCGGTGCCACCGCCGCCAACCATAAACAGCTCTCTAATGATAAAACATCTAGTAGGAACTGTCCATGTTGTGGGTGATGTGCTAGTTAGTGTGACGGTTTGTAAAGCCATTATTGTGTTTTCCTTAACTCAGGAATATTTATATAGTTCAAGTCGCGGTTATCGACGATATTGAATACGTTGGGCTTGTAATGGTGAACGTTCCTGTAGGTATTAACGATCCTGTAGCTTTTAATTCGTCTACCGTTACAGCCAATGTGCCATCTATTACATCTCCAGGCGGGTGAATTGTAACAGGATTTGGATAATCTGGGTTTAGTGCATCTGGATCAACATAAGCATCGTTCCATAATACTTTTATGTATACCACTGTTGCTGTGCCAGCCGAATTGTTTGCAACATTGGTTTTGGCTTGCAATTGATAGTTGTTAGATGAGTACGAACTTGTGGCGCCTTGTTGATAATATGTTTGATAAACATTGGTCAACGAATAAAATGTTGCTGCACCGGGTGTATTAGCACCAAAACTTTGTAGGCCAACTGTGTCTAATAAGTTTGTCCAAGAATTATTTTGTGGTGATGTTGTTCCACCTGTACGAGAACTGGATATTCTTATTTTTCCACCACTGTTGAAAAAGTATCTTGCTAGATTTGCTGAGCCAAAAGTAATGGTAATTTCGCAGGATGACTGGGTCATCCAAGAACCTGTCCGCGATGTTCCAGGTTTGGCTGTAATTACAGATTGATCAACGCCGATATTAAATCTATTCAAACTGGCTGCTTCAATAGCATTATCATAATTACTATTTGGGAATGTTATTCCTTGTTGTATAACTGCCAATGCCACAGCTTCTGTAAGAACAGGCTCTGCTCCATCTTGATGGATTCGAATACTACGAAGCATGTTGCGCAAATCGTCCCATTGGACTTTAGAAATTTGCTCGCCTAGAGATACTGCCGCACCTAATACTGTTTGTCCGTATCCTTTAGGGCCAGTTCCTGGGCCGAGAATATCAACAATCTTGGCTCGAATATTATTATAATCGGTTCTTGATATTTGTGTAGGCATGTTATAACACTAACGCTTCAATTACTTTCATTCCGTCAACACTACTAGATTCTAGTGCAATTGCAAAAGTATCTACGTTGAAATTTTGTCTTACTAATGCTGTTCCGGATGGTCCTGCTACTAGTCTATCGCCTTTCTTAACAGCACCTGTTACTTTAACTGGTACTCTTCCTTTAAGGGCAATATATGTACCGCCTTCTAAACCACTGTTCATCATGTAAGCTGGGTTTGCACTGACTACACCAATGGCTCTATCACCTTGTGTACAAGCCGTGACTTCTTTGTCGCCACCAACAGTAACCACTGTCCCTGTTTCATAGTCTGCATCTGCTAGATATTTTTCTGCTAAGTCAGCATATTGAGCTGAAGTTGCTGTTCCGTCAAATACATTGGCTAACAAATTGCCTGCTGCATTTCTGGCAGCAATAGTAAATGCTGTTTTTGTTGTTCTAGCTGATCTATACCAAGTGCTTTGATCACTACCATTCCAGGCAGTATCAGTTGCCGAATCATCAATTTTTACCTTATCTGTGCTTGTAGCAATACCATTGAATTTTACAGCATTTAATTCACCTGACGAATTTCTTACTGCCACAGTATCAGCCAATGCTGTTACATCTGGGGATAGTGAGTTTAATTTTAACGCATTTGATGCTGTTCCGTTAACATCGCCCTGAACAGAACCAAATAAGTTTCCTCTGATTGTTGCACCAGCGTAACCAATTTGTTTACTAGTACCATTAACTAATACAGTTGCATCAGTTGCTAGGAAATTTCCTACAAATCCACCTGTGAATTGTTTTGTTGAGTAGTCATATGCAGTTGTAAGATCAAGTGCTTTGAGATTGGCCACTAAACTATTAGCATATACCGATTCCCATTTAAGAGTTGGGGAACCTAAATTATATGTTGCGGTTGTTCCTGGTACAATTCCTGTTCCTGTAAACACTGCAACGTTTTGTTTGACCGTTCCGTTAGTGATCCTAACTGTAATGTCGTTGTTATTTTTATTTTCAATGATAACATTTTCGCTATCTTCAATCCAAATACGAAGGTCGGTATCAGTACCTACAAAAAAACCTACATCTGGAAAAGTAATCGATGAAGTGAACGGGTTTGCAATACCAACACGCACATAGTCAGCTGCTGGTCTGCCGCCTAACCTGTCTGAGTTACTTGCTGTTCCCCAGAATCTGTAATCACTGGTTGTTTGGCCGTTAGCTGGGGTATTGATTAATGTAATACCTTGTTTAATAATAGGAAAGTTAGCTGTTAGTCCTGTTGAACTTGCTGGAATAAAATCTTCAAGAGAGTTAACAATTGCTACAATTTCTCCACCTGCAATAATTTTAATAATAGCATGGGTATCAGCAACCGGTGTTTGATTGTCTTTAACGGTGTCTGTAGCAATAGCACTAGATCCAAGTTCTGGACTTGCAGCTGGCCCAACTAAAACATACTGTGTTCCGGACCATGTATACAATTGTTTGGCGTTTGAGTCCCACCAAAACTCACCAGTGGCTAAGCCTGCGGGTTGAGTAACACTAACTTCGGCACCATTAGCAACTTTAAATTTAGTGCCATCATAGAATTTTAGCTTTTTATTTCCGCTATCGTACCATATTTGCCCAGGAACTACCTTTGGAGGTGCCGATGTATTTGCAAAATTTTCCATTAAATGTAGGAAATTTTCGTTTTGTACTTCGCCGTAACCTGCGTAGTTTTTACCTACAAATCGTAGATCAGTACTGGAATCGATTGTTCCGTCTGCTACTGATGTTTGTAGTACTCCGTTAAATTTGTTTACTTGATATGCCATGTTTGATCCACCTTAATCTTTGTATTTATTCATTATATAATACGAGTTGCAGCCGCTTGTCTTTGAGTTTCTAAATCTAAATATTGCTGTTGCGTTAAACTCGTTGGAATTGACAATGCTTGCTGTCTAATATGACGCAAAACTTTCCAATCTGTGCTTCTTAAAAATTCTAAATCGCTTGCATTTCTTAATTGATTTTCTTTCTGTGTTAAAATTTCAACACCTACTGGTTGAACAGTTTTAGTAGGAATATCAAAATAGTGAGTTTGTGCTATTATGGAGTTATGATCAGCATCACTAATCTCCGATACTAACACAGTATTAGGAACAGCCGGTACATAACTTAATATGCTGATTACTTTATTATCTTCTATACATACGTAGTGCATTTTTAACTCCAAATTGCCATGTAATTGGCGGCCGGTGTAGATCGTTGTTCTGTATTTTGAACATATACTCGAATCCTGTCTCCAAGATTGCTCCAGGTACAACGTAATGAGTCATTACCATCAACTCCGCCAGCATAGTGTATAACTGCGATGCTAGGCATAAATGCAATTAGATTAGACATTGTTTTACCTGCGGGCGGAAATACATCAAAAAAGTTTGCACCGTCATTCCAACTGCCTACCTGATTTGTATACCCCGAGCTACTATAAACTGTATTACCGTAGGTAAATGTATACTGTGGTAATCTACTGTCAACATACTGTTTAGGAGTGGCATGTAACTCAGATATTGGATTGCCGTTCAGTGTTAGGTATCCAGACATTGTGCTTCCGGAAATGGCTACTTTTGTTGGATCTGTTGCACTAATTGATATATTAGTTGTACCGTCAAACGACACACCATTAATAGTTCTAGATGTTTGTAATCTCGATGCCGAGGTTGCATTTCCAGTTACTGCTCCAACCAACGAAGCTGTAATTGTTCCCGCTGAGAAGTTACCACTTGCATCACGTGCAACAACCTTACTCACAGTATTTGCATCAGTAGCATCTACTGCAATAGTTAACGGTAATTGTGTATCGTAATAAGCTGGGGTTCCTGCACCCGTGTATTTGATGTAGTTACCAGCTGTTAATTTTTCTAGTGCAAACGCACCCCAAGATATTGTACCACCACCTGTTGCTTTGAGAACATACCCAGGAGTACCTAGCGGTAAAAAAGCAGTTGTCCCGGAGGCTGTTTGATAAGGTATTGAACCTGCACTACCACCGGCAATATTTGTAGACCTAGTCGATAGTGTTGCTGTGTCTGCATTGCCTAATAATGAATTAGCATATATCTTATCCCATTTATTATTTGGGGTTCCTAAATTAATTGGATCTCCGGCATGCACATAGTTAGGTGCGAACGATGGTTGATTAATCCCACTACCGCTCAACGATTGTGCAGATGTAATAAATCCAATGTCAGCATAATCTCCGGTAACATCAAAATCTAATATTTTTAATAAAAGTCCGGTTGAATTATTTGCTGCTAATGTTGGTTTTCCGCCTTGAACTCCAAGTGTCACATCGGCGCCGCCACCTACTGTTACTCCTCGATCAGCAACATTTAAAAAAGCAAGTGTACCAACTTCTGTCAAGGATGATTCAGTAACTCCTGGATTTAAATAACTACCAGTTAATGTAGTTGCAGAGGAAGGAATTGTAATATCAACAGTTCCGTCAAAATTAACATCATTAATTTTTCTAGCAGTTGCTAATTTCGTCGCTGTAGCAGAATTACCACTTAATGTTGCACCAATAAATGTGTTAGCTTGAACTACATCAAAGGTACTAGTTCCACTTGATGCTGTTACATTTCCAAGTAAAGTAGCTGTAATAGCACCTGCCGAAAAACCGCCAGTGCTGTTTCTTGCTACTACCTTACCTGCTTGATTCGCTGAGGATGCATCAACTGCCCATGTAACTTCTTCTGAGCCATTAAAATTATTACCAGTTAGATATGTTCCACGTTTTAAACTATTAGTAGTATTTGATAAAACTGTTACATCTGCAGTTCCATCAAACAATGTACCGTTAATTAATCTTGAGGTTATTAATCGAGTCGCTGTTGCTGCGTTACCCGTTAAGTTTCCTTTAACAATTGTTGATGTGCTTAATGTCAGACCTGCACCTAGGTTGCTAAATCCAAGAATTCCATTCGACGGATCAATCGTAAACGCTGTAGCTGATATAATACCAATTACACCATTATCTACCGTTAATTTTATAATAGGTCTTCGGACATTGTCACCGCCTAATACTGTTGTCGATACTGCTCGAGTAGTTCCAAATCCTTCAGCAGTCTCTGGTCCAATAATTCTCCAATTATTATCAGCCCATACATATAATGTGTTGAACGGTGTTTTTAACCATAATGCTCCAGGAGATGGTTCTGCTGGAGCATCTACTGATAGTACTGCCGAACCAACTAAGGTCCATTTGGAACCGTCATAGACATGCAGAACATTAATTGTAGTATCAAACCAAGTTTGCCCTTGTAGGGGTCTTGCCGGAGGAAAATCATTTGCAAAATTTTCTAACATCCACACAAAGTTTTCGTTTTGTGTTTCACCATATCCAACATAGTTTCTTCCAACCAAGCCAATGCTGGTAGAAGTATCTATTGTACCGTCTTCTAAAACGACTAACGGTACATTGTTAAATTTGTTAATTGTATATGGCATTTGAGCCGCTCCTAAATTTCATTATATTGTTACACTTCCAACGAATGTCCAAGCACTGCCTATAATTCTAAATGTTCTAACACTTCTAACAGGATTCAATATTTGCGCATTTAATGACTGTGCCGGTACTGATAAACTGGTAATTGCTGATGCTGATCCACCCGCTGCCACTGTGAACACATTGGTTCCGGGGGATCCAATGTTAAGACTTAGTGTTGATGGTAAATTACTCAATTCCATACAGAATACTCTTGCAAACGTGTTTACATCATATTCGGCAACGGGTGCAATTTCTGGCAATAATGTGCCAGCAATATATCCGTTGGTAATTGTTGGATTGCCTGCAGAGTCCATTGGAATTACCAATGATAATACTACTGCTCTTGATCTAATTGACGCATCGACGTATGCTTTATTTGTAGCATCGTTAGATGCAGCAGGTGTTCCTAATCCAGTGATTTTAGGAGTACCAATTAATGCAATACTGCCGCCTAATGAAGAAATTTCTAAATTAGGCAATGCTGCGTTGATCGATGATATTCTATTATTTTGTATTCGTACTGTAGCAACGCTTGCTGGACCTACATTAAGTGTACTTAATGTACCAAAAGATGTAACACCAGGAATACTAGTAATTCCAGACCCCAACGATGTTGCTGATAATACTTCAACTCCGTTGATGGCAAAATATTTTCCAGCAGCTATATTAATATGTTCAGAACTGTTCCATGCTGTTCCTAGTAGTTGTGGGATTGAATCATTATACCCTGCTAGAGTGGCGGCCGCTGTTGTTTGTTGTGGAGCAAGTCCGCTAGAATCAGCCCATAAAAATATATGACTGTTTGCCCCTTGTAGGATAATGCCACCACCGCTGGCATTTTGATCTGTTGGAACTGTAGATGTTTGTTTTGCCAATACAATATTTTTATCTTCAACAACTAAGGTAGCTGTATTAACTGTAACAACATCTCCGTTAACTGTTAAGTTTCCTTGTACGGTTAAATTTCCGCCAATGGTTGTTTGGCTGTTAAGTTGGTCATTGTATATTGTAACTGTTCGAGAGTCTGACGAAATCTTAACAGCATCTTCTTGTACAATACCTTTTCTAACGTTAAAAACAATATCTCGGTTTGTTGCAGAGTTTGAAATAATTACATTTCCTCCGCTTACTGTAATAGAACCTTGTCCACCATCACCGACAGATATTCCTAAGTCGGTATTAATTCTTAGTTGCCCTTCAATAATATTTGAAGTATCCTTACGAACATAAGTCGTTGCATCTGCACCGCCTAGTTGTTCTGAATTTGTGGCAGTTGCATAAAATTTAAAATTAGCAACTGTTCCTGCATTGAAACCTGCACCGATAGTTCCGGAAAATCCTTGAATGGCAGATTTTGGTGTGAACGAATCTTTTGAAAAGATTCCTAATAATATTCCATTGTTATAAAGATATGTTACAACTCGTGTTTGGTTTAGCGTATCTAAAATACTTACAACTTTAAGACCACTCAATCCCTGACTGGCAGCATAGGCTGGTCCTAATAAGATTGTGTTCGATCCGTCGAAGAAATATAATTGTTTTTCGATGCTGTTAAACCATAAGTCTCCTGCACCCAAAGTCAAAGGCTGTGAGCCTGAGATTGTTGCAGAACTTACTGGTATAAATTCATTTCCGTTATAAACTTTTACTCTATTTTCTGAAGTATCAAACCATACTTGACCACGTATTGGGTGAGTTGGTGTGTCGGCTCCGGCAAAATTTTCTAACAGCTTTATTAAGTTTTCATTGAATATTTCACCAAAGCCGCTGTAGTTTTTACCGATAAGAGTTAAGTCAGTAGAAGATTGATCTATCTGACCATCTGGAACTGTAGATACTATAGTTCCGTCTGTTTTGTTAATTTGATATGCCATGTTCTTGTCCTAGACGCCTTATATTAGTGTACTAAATGCAGGTGGACCAGATCTAATAATATAGTTAATTGTTAGATACGGATTCATAATACCAACCGGTTGTGCTAATGCAAATGTTGGGTCTGGTTTAGTAACTGGTCCTGAATTATTAAAATACTGCGCTTGACCTGGAGCAGTTGGTCCTAAGCCTGTTGTTGCTGGTGGGTTAATTGCAGTATCAACACGCAATGCAGAATACTGAGTTGCGCCGTTCTGGAATGAATGTGTATGTTCCGGCAAATTACCTAGTGTTAATGTTGCAGAACTTTGTCCTGCATCACCGCCTAATGTTTGTGCTTTGGTATCTGGTACTCGGCCTGCTGTGCCACCACCGCCGTCAACATATGATCCTGTAGACAATGGCACTGAAATTCCATTGTCCATGTTGTCCTTACCTAATGGAAATCTTCCTCTCATATCAGGTAGTCTAAATGTATTAAAGCCATTCAACACTGTCGGGCCATTAAAGATAACTCCGATTGTATCATACAATGCTTGATATTTTGCAATTTCAACTTCAGATCCGTCGCACAACAAATATCCGTATGGAACATTTGGTCCTGCGTACGGAAGGACCGAGCCTATCGGTACTCCTAAATCTCCAACAAATGTATCTCTTGTCTGTTTATAAAGTCCTGTTGCTCCTACACTCCTGTATGTTAATACATAATCTGTAGATTTAGAAACTGCAGGAGACGGTTCGGGTTTAGCTGAAATAATATTTGCTGTTAACTGTGTATTAAAAATCTTTGAATTGCTTTCTACCTGTCCGTCAAATCTAATAATGTTTGTGCTGATAACATCTCCAGATAGCTGGAATGTTGTAATATTTTTAAGGTTAGTAGCAGTATTGGCGTTTCCGCTGATGTTACCATCAAGTACTCCGGAAATCGTTTCAGCAATAATTGTTTTTGCTCTAACTTCTTTCCAACGTTTTGATGCTGTTCCTAGGTTATAAGTATCAGTCGTTTTAGGCTGTGTAGCTGCCAATATTGTTGTTCCTGATATTTCAAGATCAGAACCAACCTTAAGATTTTTTGCAATTGAAGCTCCGCCTTCCGTTCTAAGACTGGCATCACTAAACCCTGTGGCTTCGTTAGTGTTAGTAACGATAATTGATCCACTTGTTTTTACGTTTCCGACAATATCTAATGCTTCGTCTGGAGTTTCGTTATTAATACCAACCTTGTCATTAATTATTCGAATGATAGCTGTTGCTCTTCCGTCGATGTTCGTTTGAAGGTCAATACTGCTGCCAGTTTGAGAATTAAAAATTCTAGCAGAGGTTGCTGTTGTCGACAATGTAAATGTTCTATCAGCACCTAATGTTATACCGGTGTTATTTGCAATGTTAAATCCAGCAGCAGATATCGTATTGGCTGTGTCTGATCTTAAAAACGAACCAGAACTAATTGTATCACCATTTACAATTAATGCATCTGCGGCAAGTGCAGTTCCATATAATTTAGGAAGCAATCCACCTTCAAAATTTACAGATTCCGAAAGGCTTGGAACGTTAAGGTTAATACCAGATTTTATAATCGGAAAACCATTTAAAATAACTTTAGGGGTAAACGTGTCCTTGCTAAAAATAATAACAGGGATATCAGCAATATAAAATACTAACACACTTCTAGTTGTGTTATCACTGTCAGAAATTCTTTCTACTGTAGGTCCATATCGTAAACCATCAATAGAGCTTTCACTCGGGCCAACTAAAATCCAACGACCGTTTTCTCCTCCAGAGAAAATACGCAATTGTTGATTGGTAGTATCAACCCAAAGTTCACCAACTTTCGCTGTGTCAACAGCCGGCTCGGTTGGTCCTTTCTGTATGTTTGATGCTGCCTTCCAACTTGAGTTGTCCCATATTTGTAAGATACCGTTTGTGGTATCATACCATAGTTGTCCTTCTACTGGATTAACTGGTCTGTGTTCTTCATCGTTAGCAAAATTTTCTAATAGATGTAAAAAATTCTCTGCAATAATTTGTCCGTATCCTGTTTGATTTCGACCAGGAAATACCAAGCTGGTATCAAAGTTTGACGTATTGTCATAAACTGTAAGATCAGTCTTATTGTTGCTATCTGTAAATTTAATTTGATATGGCATGTTTAGACCTCAGTGAAACCAGTTAGACTTTGTATACGAATTGTATAGTCAATCTGCAATAATCTGTTTAAGGATTTTTGTACAGGGTGAAATACTACATGGGTTAACAGTTTGCCACCATCTGGATGAAATGATTTTAATCCTAGTTCGTCGAATACGAAATTGCCAGATAAATCAACGGAATTATCAAATGCTTCTTGTCCCAGGGGCTCGCCGTAATCAAGCAAACAGGTTACTATAATATCACTGTAGGTTGCTCCACTAACATGGCGTATTTCCATTTTGTTTCTAATAGGATCAGTATTTTCAATAATACCTTGATCAACAATTTTGTTATATGTTTGATTATATAAACTAGAATTAATACCAATAGTATTTGGAGTCAAATATGTTATTAATCCTGTTGGATCAACCACAGTGCCGCCGGTGCCAAATACCATTTCGTATATGGTGCCGTTGCCCTGATTCGATAAACTGTTAACCATTGCTACTGACATATTTTCGTAATGTATAGCATTTCGCTTATCAACAGCAATCTCACCGGTTTCAGGATACCAAATTTTGATATGTCCTTCAAAATGGAACCCGCCCGTTTCGTTTGGACGAGTTGTTTGTTGTTTGTTTTGATCGTTATTTTCTGGCATGTTAGTCTCTTGTGATTCCATAGTAGTATTTATTCGGGCAGTCTAGTAGTCTTTTTAGCTATGAACGCAGCAATAGCGGTAGTGTTTTCTAACAATGTAATGCCCTTGCTGACTGTTGTAGCACCTTTTTCGTACCAAATATTGCCTACCTTTTTAATAATTGAAATTCTAGTTCCGGCAGGAATTTTAGATGTTAATCTAATATACGGAGTAACTCCATCTACTGAAAAATCAGCTTCTAAAATAATATCTGAAGATGGACTCGAAGCTCCGTTTGATTCGCTGTATACCTGCAGAGAATCTTTTCTCAATCGTTCTCCACCTGCAAATACTTCAAATTCATCACAAGGTCCATGGTCTTCTGGTATTGTAACTGTTGTTGCGTTAGTCCATATTCTGCTGGATTTTGTTGGGATAAAATCCAACGGTCCAACTAATAATGTACTACCATCGCTTATAAAGTCCAATTTATTTTGACTTTCTTTATAAGGAATAGTTTCATTTCTACCAATATCAACTACAAAACTTCCCGCGCTGTGGCTTGGTGCAATAGCTGTTCCGCTAACTCCACGTCTTAATTGTGTTAGTTTATTGCCAATTTTTTGTAGATATTCAATTCGTTCATTATTAATTAGCAAAGTCCCAGGGATGTTTCTTTCTCTTATGGGTTCTGCTAAAGTTGTAGCATCTGTTACAACAATTTCTTGGTCGTAGTATGTTAACTCTTTACTTAGAGTTACTTTGCTATCAACGCTATATCTCTTAAAGGAATAGCCGTTTAACATATCTTTATGGATTTCATACGCACTCGGCGATCTATATATTTTAGAACCAAATATTACTATTTTAATAGTATCGCTGGATGTTGTTGGATCTGTTAGATACACAACGCCTCGAGGTAATGAAACATAAAATTCTCTATCCTGAACAAGTCTTTCTCCGTTTTTAAATACCCAAACATAACTGGCATCTAACGGTGTAAATCCTAATTGATAATTAATTTTTCCGCCAACATATTCGTCTGACACTATCTCCATAGACGGATATTCACTGAACCATGTGATCTTAACAATGTCGTTGTTTGTTTCGTTCGTTGTTAACATTGGTAGGGTGTTGTTTAAAGTCAATATAGTAACTGTTGAATCAGTAGAGATTGTGTACTCGGCTCTAAAGTCATTTTCAATCTTGATAGCATCACCTTCAGCCAAAGCCTTGGTAATTATTAATTGTTTTGTAGGACCATTATAAATGTAATCTTTAACAAATTCAGTTAACTCATTATTGACAAAAACTTTTAAATTAGACGACAATACTGTACCTGCTCCTTCGAGTGGATCTATACCGATAATAAACGTATTTGTTACTCCGTCATATATTGATGAGATAGTATCTACACCCTGAAGAATTGTTCCGTTAAGTTCAACTATCGCTGAGGCAACTACTGAACCTTTTGGTTGAATGCTTAGATCGGTAATTTCAAAACTTCGTGTGCTGCCTTCAAATTCAAATTCTTGAGAATGTACTCTAACAATGCCCGTCGATGTTGCACCGGGACCAATTGATAATATTTTAATTACTGAATTGGCTAACGGTGTAGTTCCGAATTGTATTAATGTTTTTTCTAATGTATCTACTACATTAGTGCTATTGATAAACCCGGTATCTTCGTAGATTCCGTTAACTGATACTGAAACCATTTCAGTGTCTTTGTAATTTGCATTGGTTAAGAACAAGTTAGTTGTTCCGTCTGCAATAAATTCTTGGTAGTCTAATAATGCAACACCGCCGATTCCAAAAGATATTAATTCTACGAGCATACCTACAGTAGGTGCTGTATTAAACAATACTTCATTAGATACAAAATCTATAGAATAATCAAACGGTGATGTTCCTTGATACTCTTTCTTAACTTTGTCAACATACACCAATAACGAATTGGATTCAAATATGTTTAAACCTATTTTGAATATTGTAGACGTGCCGTTTCCTACTAGTGTTTTCTCTTGTAAAGGAGCGGCGCCGTCGCTGTCTGTTGTAAACACTTTGATACTAACACTATCAAGAATCTGACCTGGAACATTTTCTTCAGGAGCAGGTACTTGATCTGGGCTAATTAGTTTACCGCCGTCGATAGTTATATCTTCTGCTCGTGTTCCGGTTGCAGTAATGTACGCTGGACCCATTGCTGCGAAAGACCCACCGCTAAGTTTTGTATCTAACAAATTAGTATCATTAATTGTAACAGATCCGTCACTGTCAACTGTTCTAAAAATTAATGTATCACCTGCATTTGTGTGAATGTAATCTCCAATTTCAACTACCCTTGTAGAACCGTCTCCAATGAATGTAGGCATTAGAGCATTTGGATTTGTTAGTACTGCGCCGTCAACCCTAATAGTTGGTTGGTCAGAAATAACTGGTTCGTATACCACTGTAGGAGATGCATCAGGACCTAGTGTTTGGATTGTCGTAGGTGATCTTCCTAGTCCAGATCCGGTTCTTTTTAGATATACATTTATTTCTTGCCCAGCTAATGGAGTGAAAGGTAATGTAATAGCTGTTGTGCTGCCATCGCAGATAACATAAAAATCAGCACTCGATTCAACGCTGTCCCATGCATCTGTGAACCAAGGTAAAGCGTCCCAGCCGCCGGTTACATCAAATGTTGTTCCTTGTACTTGCACTCCACCATAATCTATACCTGTCATTAACTGCCCGAGGTCTTTGCCTTTCATACCAGCTAATGGATAGTAATACTTGCTAATTCTATTAACGCTGTCTAATAATTCGTCATTTTTTACATAATAAATTTCAATCAAATCACCAAGATACCCCGTAGCGGCATCTGGACCAGCAGGAACTTCTACAAATATAATTTTACCTTTTAATAAAGAGAATGTATCAGTACTAGACTTAAACAGAGTAATTTTGTATTCGTCACCTAACACTACTTGATTATTTTTTAACACTTGAATTTGAGTCTTGTCTCTCGTCGGGGCATAGGTCAACTCAAATGTTGCACTATATCCGTTGGCTCTAAATTGTTGGAAATTATCTAACGATGACAGAAATCCATCTTTAGTAAATCTATCAAATTTTATTCCTAAATTAAATGTTCTAGCTTTTGTATTTCCAATAATTGCTACAGCCGTTGCAGTATCATCACTCGATGCGTTTCCACCAACTAATGATATTGTCGGGGCTGCTGTAAATCCTTTTCCGGCATTTAGTATAGACACTCCTGAAACCTTGCCGTTAGAAATATAAGCCTTGGCTACAACTCCTGTACCATCTCCTGTAATTAATACGTTCGGGGCTTGGATATATCCGCTTCCTGAATTTGAAATTTCTATAGAAACAATCTCATATGTGTGATTATCAAGCCAAGATCTCCATGGGTACATTAACGAAGTTTCGTCTGAAGACACAACTGGTAGTATTTTTCCTTCCACTACAGAAAATGTAGGCGGAAGATCAAAATCGGTATTGGCTGCCCCAACACGATCTATTTTTTCGTAGCTACTGATATATTCTCGAATTGTGGTTCGATATGGTTTGACTTCATTTATATAATTTTGATAACTTTCAAGATTATCATTTTTATAGTTGAGTTTTTCTTTTAATTCTCCAACGTAATGAGTAGCATTTAAGAAACTTGTTTTAAACGCCCAGTCAATATATTGTTGTTCGGCTAGTGCATATCTCACTGATGCAAAAAATAGTTTATTCCATTCATTTTCGTTTTCACCAATGAATAAGTATTTTTTAATACGCTGTAAAATAATTCTTAATTCTTTACTGTTGTCAATGTCATAGGAATCTGTATCGAAAGAAACAGTATTGTCAAAACCGATACCAGACAATTTGTTATTCCAAAGAGATTCTGCTAATTGAATAGTTCCTGTGCCTCGACCAACTAATTTATATCTTGTAAAAAACTCTGGGCTATCGGACACTTTCTCAAATACTGCCCAGTCTCCATTGCCATATTGCTTGGCTCTAATTAGGTCACCAATGGCGGTAGTAAGCAATGGCTCATAACTTATATCTGGAATTTCTGTAGTAATTCTAGTTTTTATAGAATAGCCTTCGGCCCACCAGTCAGATGCATATCCGTATCTAGTTGTGTCAAATGCCTGTGCTTGACTTCTATAAAATGTTTGACGCTCGTTATCCCAAGAGTATATTCCCCAGAACCCTTTGGTTGTTTCGTCTGATGTTACTAATACTGCAAATTGTCGTATAGTAGCAGTTGCTTCACTATATTTTTTTCCTTTTGAGATAACAGTTACTGATGCAATTCTGCCTTGGTTATCTAGCACTGCTGTTGCCGATGCTCCGCTACCGTCACCATAAATGTTTACCGGTGGAGTAACTCGATATCCAAATCCTGGATCTACAATATCAATAGACGATATTTGATTATTTGAAATATTAACTGTTAATGTCGCTTGTTTAATTCTAGTTGTACCAACTGTCTGTAATGCTTCATATGTGTCAACTGATTGATCGTATAGATTTAGTGCCTGATCGGGTGAAAAATCTATCAGGTTTAGATCTTCAACTACAATTTGATCGGCCCACGGAGCTGTTAACAAAAATTCATTTACCTTTGTTACAACTATTTTTAATATAGGTGCGCGATTGATAAACATGCTTTGTCTTGGTCTAAAACTTAGTCCATACTTTTGTTTGGCTGGCAGGTTAGGATCAGGTACTGAGCCTCCTTGTTCGTCAACCCCAATTAAACTGTCAAACCACTTGGTTTCTAAAGTATCTGTCGGTCTACTTAATATGTGGTCTTCTGTTAATAATTGATATTCGTTATGGATCGGATTTAATTTATCGCTATTTTTAAAATACTGTATGTTTATCACAGCAGTGTCCGACGACATAATTGATTTAAAATTATAAGCAATAAATTTGTCAGAATCAATTATTGCAAGATGAGCAATTCCCGATGCTGACGGATTAGCAATGTATGAAGATACTGTAGCAGATGATATTTCTCTACCTGGCATATTTTCAGGAATTGTTGTTTTATTTTTAACCCAGTAAAAATATAAAGTTCCAGAAATTTGACCGGTAATCGAATTGTATAATTCTTTAATAGAATATACTGTGTCGTCTGCATATTTTGGTTGACCCGAAATACCCAGCGCCAATCCTTCTGTAGTATCTGCCACTATGGACCACTCACTTGGTAATAATCTAGTCTGTACCCATTCGTATACATCAACACTCGAACCTTCTACCAGTCCATTCCAATTACTGGTCTTATAGGCAATATCGCCCTGCTCATAATATTTCCACTTAACCTTAGAAAGATCCCACCATAGTTTTCCAACATTTTTTTCTGCCCAGGCGGTGGTTGAATCAACTGCTTGCTCGTCTGTACCTATTGTGTAGGTTGCAGGATCATATAATGTTTTAAATTTAATTTCTTTTTCTGCTAAATTAAGTATTTTTAATTTTGCATGGTCAACATAATCAATGTCTTGAACTTTAACATTTTTAACTGTGTCGTACATCGAGATACTTTTAATTTTTCTTATATCAACTAATGGTGCTTGTTGCTCTAATATTTCCCATGAATTAACTGTTGGGTCTTTAGTAAACAATCTTACAGTACCAATCATCGCACCGTCGAACGAAATACCCGATCCGGTATCAACTGGGGCTCTATAATCAGGAGATCCAACTGCAATTTCAGAATCGGTACAGTCTAAAGTATATCCAAAAGATTCGTATGGTGATGCTTCAATTCCTAATTTTTCAACTAAGAAAAATTGATTAATTTTCTTTTCAAATACATAAACACCGCCAGCATAACCTGCACGTTCAACGAATCTAGTTCTGCCTTGATCAAATGTTGTTTCTTTAGTCAAGTCAAGTTTTGTTAGTACAGTAAATGGTGTATTTTTAGCACCAATTGCAATTCTATTTCCAGACGAACTAATTGAAACTGTTTGTCCAAAAAACTCATTGGGGTATTTTTCAAAACTTTCTAATTTTTGTTTTAATCGATATTCAATTGATTCTAAACTATTTGTTTTAAAAACATAAGCAGATCCTTGATTTTGAAAATTAACATCTGCCTTCGGGCTTGAAATAATTAGTGTAGATCCTGTATAGTCTATGTCTATTGAATACCCGAATTGATCGCCAACATTAATATCCGGTGTTCCACCAGCAGTGATATCTAAAGAGCCTGTGGCTGTTGTTAGTGTTAAAACGCTTCCGCCAAACGTTCTGCTGACTTTTATTTTTCCATTAACACCGTATTGAAGGATCTCTTTAACGTAATATGTTGTGCCGGAAATTAATCCACCGAAGGATGTTCCAGAGACCATTAACGGCATGTTTATTACAATTCCTGTAGTATTCTTTAATGTTACTGAATTATCAAGACTGGAAGTTACAACTGCACGTGAGTTTACAATAGACGGTGTATCGTCAATTAACACTAACGAACCAGCATCGATAGTTTGTATTAGATTGTATTTGTCATCTGTATCTTTTTTGTATACAAACACTTTGCCGGATGCTTGTGCGCTACTGTCGCCAACTTCGTCCCAGCCAGCATTGCTTGGATCTACTGCTGTGGCGCTTGTCGAATCTGCTAATTGATAATAGTTGTTTTCATATTTTACTACTTCGCCTTGATTGTAAACAATGTCAGATTTCCACCAACCTCTATAATTTTCAAAATACTGACCATCGCTGTTTGGCGAGCCGACTACTAATACTGTACCGTCACCACTGGTTGCCAATGATGTTCCGAACTCGTCACCGTCTTTGATTATTTCAACATCGAGATTTAAACTTGAACCGTCGGCGCCTAATGCAAGCTGTTGTGGTAGTGCAAAATTTGTATTATCTACAGATAGAATTTTCCATGATACAGTATTGTCTCCAAGTGTAGTACCTTTAAACAGATAAACTCTGCCTTTATTTCCAAACGCTGCTTTGGCGGCCACAGATGCATAGTAAGTGGTTCCGGACTGACTGATTGTGATTTCAGAACCAAATGTTTCATTATCTATCGGACGAGGGCTTAGGTAAGAGTTAGTAATTTGCCAACGTTGACCAGTCCAGCGATATACTGAAATCATACCTTGTTTTGTAAAACCAGAACTGGTGCCTGAGCTAGTTATTGGGATTATATCTTGAGGAATCCATGTAGTTGACGATGCCGTAGGATACGGCGGAGTTGCCATAGATACTTGGGCGGCCCATAATCGATTATCCCATTGTACAATTTCATTTGATGCATAGGCTGTTGAAGGATTAAATGTTCCCTTATAATAACTTTTGAGTGCTCCGGCCAACGGTGATCCGACAATTAATTGTGTGCCATCTGGGCTTAACGCCATTGATTGCCCAAACGATCCTGTAACACTTGGTCTTATACTTTCAGCGGGCGATAATACTTGGGTGACTCCAAGGCCAGTTAACGACTCAGCATATATCATCACATAACCAGTATTTGGAATACTAGCAAATGTTTGACGTGTTAATGCATTATAAAGTACCTTTGTTCCTAGATGAGACGGTTCTGCAATTCCTGCATCAATTAATTCTTTAGTAACAAATTGTTTTTTCTTTTCTATAACTTCCCATCCAGTTGTTGTGTTATTGTCAATCCATACTTTTGAACCGGTTTTTAATAAAGCTGCCTGTTGAGGGCTTAACGCTTCGTAATCGGAAAATCTTGCTTCGGTGAATAGATTTAAATTAACAACTGAGCTGCCGTCCCATTCGGGGGCTTGCGCTTTTGATGATACTTCAACTGTGATTGTTCTTGGGGTAATCGAAACTATTTTAAAGAATCCTGTTAGATTAACAATATCTGTAATACCAACAATATCGTCAACTTTACATTCGTGGAATCTTCCTAATTCAATAGTAACCTTGGTTTTTTCTTTTGTGATATTTGTAATAACTAGTATCGGAGATTGATTAAATCTTAATACTGTCCAAGAATAATTATCAAAGGTGACCCATACATTGTCATTTTCATTAAAGTTAGCAATGTCTAAATCTAATATCGAATCTCGAGACGATACTATAAAAGCTATTTGATCTGTCTTAACATATCCCGGTGTTCGAGAAAGCAACGAATCACCTGTAGTTGGATTAATATCTACAGAATATTTGTTTGGATCTATTGTAAAATCAGTTTTAAGAACTCTATAGTATTGATCAGTAATAGAATCTAATGATTCCGTAGCAATGATAATCGGCTGAGGATTGATTACAAAACTATCTTTGTATATCGTCATCTCAACTTCTCTTAATTGATCAACACCACCTAGTCTACCAACTCTAAACGCCCACTCTTCTTTAAGCTCTACACTACCCGACGTAGAGTTACTGAGTTTATCAAATACTTTTGTTATTGAATTTGCAGTTCCTTTTTCTTTAATGAAGCCTTGATAAAGTTGAAACTGTGTGACAGGATCTTCTGCTAAATTTTGTAAGTAATCTCTTTCTTGATAGCCAATTGAATGTCTAGCAAGATTTCTTTGGTTGTTTCCTAACCCGTCAGCTGACACTTCAAAATAGTCTTCAAATTGATTAATTTTGTAATCAAAGTTTGATACTAATTGTTTCTTAGGATCGCTATCGAGTTTAGTCCAGTAAGTATCATCAAAAGATTCTACACCTATCTGATTAGTTAGACTTGTCCAGTTGTAACTTCTATAAGAAACAATGTCTCCAGATTTATAATCTGTAAACGGTTGCCATTTTTGTATGTTTACATTGTCAAATAAGAAGCCCGGGCTAGTATAATCACCGTCCCAATCTACTGTTACAAACCCTTGAGTTTTAATACGATCTTGTCTATATCCTGTAGTCTTATCATAGATGACATCATTGAAAACTGTTCTGTCATTGAATATTACCACATGCTCTTTAAGAACAAAATAGATCTTTAAGAAATAAATTCCGTTAGTAGTATTGACTGTTTCTACAGTTATAGACTGGAATCCTCTATTAACATTAATATTTGAAACAGGCAATACTTTGCCGTCAGCTTTTAAAATTTGATAATCATAAAAGCCATCTAATAGATTATCTGCAACGCCAACAGGCATTGTAATATCAATTTTTTCGGCGGCTGGGCTTAGTGTAATTAACGACCCAATGGCCCAATTATGTGTAGTCCAGTACATGAATTCTTTAGATGATGTCAACCAGTTTGTTGCTGATTTAATTGTAGGATCAAAACTATCAAACTTAAATCCAACTGATATCAAATAATTTTCATGCCCTAATAGAAAATCTACAACATCTTGAATCGATGTTAACTTAGTGCCGTATACTAATTTCTGAGGATTTAATGCGTTAAACGATCTTCTTCGTTGCGCTTCAACTCCTCCGGTTAACGGAATGTTAGGTAATTTTTTCCAAAGAGTAGAATCAAACTCGCCGATCGACGTGTGAGTTTTTAATGCTCTATAAAAATCATTTCTGTATCTTACAATTCTTCCGTTATTGAAATTAGTATCTTGAGCCCAGTCTGTAAAATCCTCGCTTACTCCGCCAACGGTAATAATAGGATCGCCTCTATTAGGGCGGGCCTCGTGGTAATTAAAATACGGATGTATGTTATCATATCCAGTAATGATCCAACCGCCCTCAGACTTCTCAACTATTACTCCGCTATATGTTAGATTAGAAATAGGAGAACTTACATTAAACACAATATCGTAATTTTCTTGAGGAATGAAAACACTACTAGAAGCTGAGTTAGGACTCTTACTGTCTAGAAGATATTTTTGTTGAGCTTTATCTGCAAACCCAGATAATCTAGTTGATAGTGCTACATCTAAATTTTGTAATCTAGACTCGTACTCGGGCAATTCTAAACCTCTTGATTTTAAATATCCTGCAAGATATTTTACCAGTCCAACTGTTAGATCTGCACCGACTCCAGGAAGCATTATGTCTGCCGGAGTTACAAATAAATTTGTTTCTGAATTTACAGTTTGTCCGATGATATTAATTTTTGTCTTAGAAAGATCAAAACTATCATTGATAAATTCAAAAGGTTTTAATAATGTCATAGCCATAGCTACAGCAAACGGCCACTCAGAACTTGCTCTCCATGCATATTCAGCAGGACTAATGTCACCAAGTACAAAAGGTCCTCTGTTATTAATTAAACTAAAATTTTGAGCTAAATTTGAATCGAGCGGACTTAACAATTTGCCGTCACCATCAACTGGGATGTGAGATAATATTGTTGGTCGTTTATATCTAGCATAAGTTCCGGCTCTATCGCCTTGTCGAATTATACCGTCTTTTAAATCTTCCCATAACAACAAATTACCACTAGTATAAGGTGCTGGACCATATTCACTTTCCCACCAATCAGGTTGCTCGCTGAAACCTAACATTTCCCAAGGGCAACGATGAGGACGATCGGTATCGTAGAACCACTGGTACACTCCTCTCCAGTATCCAGGCAAATTAATAGTTCCCGTAGGATCTGCCATGTTGGTATAGGTATAGGTGAATGAATTTTCACTGTCAAAATACTCGTTTAATGTATAATTAATATTTGTATTTTGAACCCATTTTAAAAATTCTTGGACAACTATATTATCCATTTGTGCTTTAGAATAGGTACTATCAGTATAATAATATCCACCAACAATATCGTCTATATTAAAAATGTCTCTATTGTAGGTAACTTTGATGTTGTTGTAAATTCTATATTCTAATTCTAATAATAAATCATCACGATAATCATCATAGGCAACAGTGATACTACCGTCGTGCCCTTGTATAACCATTTGGGGTGTAATATAAGTATCGTCTAAAAATTTTGCAGGGGTATACTTTTTGTATAATCCCATAGATGACGGCGTAGGAGGAATATGATTATACGCAGTAGATACATATTCTCTAATCTGGATTTGATCGCCTCTAGTCAATTGAACTTTTAAAATTACAAAACCAAACGTTGGATTAAACTCGTATTCCGTTGTGTATAGCAACTGTTGTTCATTTATATAAACGTATACTGCTTTTCTACTTAGAGTATCTAAACCAAATTTTTCCGAAAGAGCAAAAGTATTAATTCCTGTATCGTCAACGGTATAATCAATAGATGTGTATGCTCCAGAACCTATCATATCGGAATCCGAGAACGGACTATTTTCTGATTTTGTCTTTGTTAGCTCGTTGATAATGTCGTCAACAAAGTCTGCAACATTTTCGTTAAAATCTATTTCAGTTGCTTTTAAAAGAAAATTGTTTTTATATTCAGTATAAGACTTTTTAGCATACTGAATCGATTTAACAATATTAGAAGTTTTATCTGATAATAAATTAATTGCAAGAGGCGTTAACCCAGAATGTTTTAAAAATCTCTTGCTGTATTTTTGGTAATCAACAATGTCTCGTAAATTAGACACTCCGGGCAACGATCCGACAAATTCCTCTTCAAACTCAACTGCACTTGACAAATGGTCAATTGCTTGTCCAAGTGTAAATGATGTTAAAATTTGATTCAATGGATTTTTTTCTAATCCTACAGGAATTTCATAGTACCCTTCGTTTGGTTCTAAAGTTGTAATTATTTTTACAGAAACAACATCTTTTACTGCAAATGTAGTATTGTTAAAAGTAAACGTCGATCCAACTCTTGTGTATGAGTCTACAAATCGAACTCCGTTTAAATAAAAATTAATTTTTAATAATGTCTTATCTGTTGCCAAACTCCAATCGATAGAATTTAAAGATATTGAATTAGTCGATTGTGTAATAATTGTACTGTCAATGATTGGTTGGATAAAAGCGTTATCTGTGGTAATCCAACCGTTGGCGTTATTTCCGTTTACCTGATAAAATCCTGTTGATATAGATTTTGAAAACAACTCTTGATTAATTGTATAATAAAATAAATCAGTATCCCATGCCCAACTAAATTGAATGTCGCCGATGTTATCAATATTAAGATAACTTAAACTGAAGCCTAATTCTTTATCGGCAGTACTGCTGCCAACTTTATAAGATAAAATTTCTGTTCCGGTAAACGTTGTTGTAGGATAATAAGTAGCATCTGAAAAACTTGTGCCGGTTTCGTCAAATGCATCAAACTTAGGTTGTTGGTTAACCTTTAATTTGCGCTGGCTTTGAACCCAATTAGATCCATTGTAATAGAACATGGTTCCGCCAAATTCTTTTCCTCGTTTTACAATAACACCTTCGCCGATTATCGGATCCGAATCTTCAGTTGCTCTTAAATGTATTTGTGTTCTATTATTGTGCTTTATGAATTCTACTTGATAAATTTTATTGTTTGCTAATATATCAGGATCTGAAATTACTAAGATTCTTGCACCTTCGAATAAAAATTCGCCATCTATATTATAGCCCAGGCTACCTTCAATAGTGGAAAATACATCTTTAGTAAAACTATCAACAAAATCTACAGCTTCTTTGGCTACTGACCCATGATTAATTAATTGTAGCCCAGGAACAAATTCTATAATAGGACGTTTTGCTCTAGCAGTTTCTGAGGCTGGAAAATCTTGTCCTCGTGTTTTATACGCATTTTCAAGAATTGATCGGTGGAACCATCTGTTGTAACGACTCCACGGATTTCTATCTAAACTACTTCTACTAATAGTAATGTAGTCTTTTTCTCCAGGGTACTGACTGGCATCAGCAAACGGACCCATGTCAAACCCGCCGTCATCAAACAACACTTCTGGAACTGTTTTAGAAATAATAGGAACAATTAAATCATTAAATTTAATCAATGTGATTTGGTCACCAACACCGTCAATCACCCAAGTATCTTTAGAATACTTGGCTGGTAATACAGTTCCGGTAAAATCTATTACCATTCCATTAGAAAATTGTACACCGTTACTGCTGGTGTAGGAAGATTTTCCTAATATTTCTTTTTCTACATTAAGTTCAGTATTTGATTCAATATTTGAAATTACAAATTGACCGAATTTATTAGGATCAATTATACTTTGGTAGTATAATACATCCGGAGCATCATACGGAACTTGGAAGGTTAATATTCCGTTTTCAATTCTATTATTGGTTACACCTTTGTTATAATCAGACGGTGTGCCTACCGATACTAAAGAAATATATTCCCAATCTTGAGAAGCAGTTGTAATTGTGCTGCCGTCGCCTGCTGGAATGTCTATTTTAGCTTTCCAGACCGATCCGTCAAATATTGTCATCTGCCCTTTAGAATAGGACATTTCCGGTCTGAAGTATAATGTACCAACGTCATAATTAGTTCTAATTACGAATCCTTGGTTAGGTGCATCTACTTTAAATTTATAGGTTTGGCCTCTATATAAAGTTATTAGGGGATTGTTTATATAACCGTCTGGGGTAAAGATAAAAGACGACCCTGTGCCAAGCGAAACCTTATACGTGCTGATAATTCCTTTTGATTGTCCGCTTACTGGAACTGCTGGAGGACCAGCAGGTTCCCAATAGTATTCTCTATAATTAATAAACTTATCCCAGTCGATTGGGGGATTCCAAGAATAGTGTTCTTGGCTGGTTATTAGATCATCTCTTTCGTTTTCGTTTCCAAAGAATTTTAATTGATTTTTAAAATCAAGATAATCATGAAAACTTTCAATATCGTTAGAAACTGTGTGAGCATGAGTGTTTGCCTCAGGATCTTGATTTTTAATAATTACACCAGGCTCTAATTGATATCTGCTGCGAAGAGTTTGATCAGTGTTGAGATAGATGTCAGAACCGCTATAGGTTTTTCCATATCGTTTTCCAACGTATCCAACTGTTTTTTGCAAAACTCCTGGTTGAATTAACGGGTCAATAACTCCAGCCATGAATTTTTCATTTGCTGGTGTTTGGAAAACTTGGGGTAGAAGATCTATAGATCTTCTAATAGGTAATCCGCTTTTTGGAAATATTTTGTTTGCCATCTTTAAGTACTCGATACTATAGAATTAACATCTGCCCTAACTTCAATTGCTGAAATAGCTTTTACTATTTCAACATCGTCAACTGTTGCTCCACTGACAAAAATTTCATCAGCTCTGCTTTGTATTTCAAAAAGACTACCAAACGCCTGACTAGATTGTTTTGGTATAATAATCATGTTGCTTACATCTGGTGTTACAGAATTAATTACATAGGTGACTAATTCGCTGAGATAAAATCTATCACCGAAGTCCCAATTGTTGATATCAAAAAACGTATTCACCGCAGAAATAATTCTAACCTTTAGGTCATTATCATTAATTGATTGAGATGGATTTTTAACCACTTTAAATGTGGCTTGCAATTTTTGATCTGCTTTAGCACCGAATAAGATTTTATATTTTACAGGATGATAAATTATTTCATCGCTAATTGATTTGATAGAATCTAAAGTAGATCCGTAATTTATTCTTAATTGGTCAGTGGTGGGCGGTGACGGTTCTGTAGAACCTCCAGATATGTATGTTCTAAATGCTGTATCATATGTTCGTGTTAGTAAGAATATATCAATAAGGTTACTAGAGCTTGGATCAATTCGTCTATTGACACTGGCATTGTGAATGTACTGGAATTTCAATCCTTTTCTTCCAACGTATGCTTTGTATGTCGGTTGTAAAATAAATGTATTAGTAGCAGTATTAATGGACATAATTCTATCTTCATTACTGTCATAGAAATATACTAAATCGCCATTAACAATGGTAGTACCATCTGGCCAAGTTACAAAATTGGTAACTGAAATTTGTTTTGAGAATATGCGTATTTTTGTAACCGATGTATCAACTAGTACGTCTGAAACATTTCCGTAGGCGTCTGCTGTTTCTTTAAAAAACAAATATCCCAGATCAATGTCATTGCCCGCAACTTCAATGAAAGATTCCGGATCATCAATAACTCCATCATCGTCTGCATCTTTAAATGCTACCTGTATTTCTGTCGAACTTTCAAATCCATCTTCAAATTTTATTGTGTCGACAATTTCAAAAGCATAATCTCTTTTTAACGACGATGCTCCTGAACTAGTAGGATTAATACTTAAAACCTTAACTTGATCTTTAACTACATTACCTAATTGATCATTGTATTGTTTTTCACTAGAATCAAAATAAAATCTATTTTGTTCAACACTACCGAATATGTATTCAATAGCTCTAACACGAATCAAATACTGGTCGGCTTCTTTTACAAATGCAATTAACCAAGAAGAATCAAGATTATTGTCTGTGGTGTCTCCTGCTTTACCTAGCGTAAAATTATCTGAGAAATTTACGTTAGATGCAGAAATAATTTTCCATGAAGTTGTAGCAATATCATAACGCACACCAAAATTTAAATTTTGATAAATTTGATTTACAAGTTCGTTTTCTAATGCAGGTGGTAGATCATTTACAAATTTAGGAACAATTTGTACCGCAATAGAACCTGTTGGAATAACGTCACTAAATTTAACTGCTCCAAGTCCGCTTGGTAATTTTCCAACGCCGTTGGCTGTGCCGTCACCAACAACCTGTACAGCCTTGGTCCACAGTCTAGTTGTTTGAGTTGGGTCTGCTGCATTGTACGCTACCAATGTACCGTCTTTAAAAGCATAACCTGTTGGTGGTACGAATTTAATTAAACTATCTTTGGCCATGTACTTTAAACTGTTTGTTGAATATGATCCAACTCTTAATTTTGAACTGTCAACAAAATTATAAAAATATCCTGTGGACATGTTTATATCTGTAGTAATTGACTGCCAACGAATGTTGGTATCTCCAAATAAGATTTTATCAAATTTAGTTAGATAGTAGTTGTATACATGGTCCTGGTTGATCAATACTTCATATGCCTGTTTAAGATAATTGATAACATCAACTCTGCTGGCAAATTTAAAAGTTTGAGTTTTTTCAGATTCTTTTTTGTAAATGTAGCCGTCATCAGCAAATACAGTTACCGAACTGTATTTTCCAGATGCATCAATAATTTCGTAGTTTCTTGAAATTCCACTAGAAGTTCTATTAATAGACTTAATTTTAATAATATCTTGACTGCTTGATAACGGAGCAAGATTATAGTCTTCTCCGGTGATCATTCTGTTTTGTGTATAATATAACGCTGGTGCATTGGTTCTAATAGTGTCTATATCTTCAGACGGTGTTGCAGAAGAAATTGATGACTGCAACGCAAGATTAATACTAACAGTGTGTTGTGTTCCTTGTTTATTAACATAAGGAATAGCGATTGTAATTCCTCTAAGCTCATTAGGCGCAACAATATATGAAAGACCGTTACTTACTCTATAATAAACTCTAAATGTACCTTGAGGTAAATTTCCATAAACGCCGTCTGCAAAAATAAGATCAACTTTGTCAGATTCTTTTGTTTGTACTGCATAGATATTTCGAATATTTTGTGAAATACTATTATATGCAATATTGTTTCCAATCAAGTTAGCAACTTGTGTCCACTGGTCTAATTGCACACCGCTCGAACTTAATTTAAACAACCATAAGTCGTCGTTGTTAATATTTGTACTGTCTACTGCAATTTTCTCGTTGGTTGTCGGAACATCAATAGCAAAATCAGCAAGCTCCAAACTACCTTGCTTGAACATTAGATAAAATCCAGTATTAGCAGATCCAGGGCCGCTTCCGTCATTTCTGTAAATGTATCCTAACTGGTTTCCTGGAACTGGTGCTTCTTCATACGGTGCTTGAGCATTTTTAAAAGCCGTTGAAACAACTTCAAATACCATGCCACGACCGGCAACAGTTTTACTAAAAGAATAAATTGGCACATCGGTCGATACCGAATTAAATCTGTATTGTTCTGTAATAATTCCCTGAATTGTTGCCGAACCTTGACTACGACCAAATTCTGTGTTAGTTGCCATTGAGGCATTTAATACAACAATAAATTGTTCTAACCAGTTTGAATTTGTTGGATCATTCCAAGAAATAACTTGTTGGGCAAGATTTTTTCCGTTGCTGTCTACGATACCTTCTGTTGTTGATACTGAGGTGAATTTTAATAACCCAGCAGCTGGCTTATTTCTTTTAGGATTGTAACCCAGCATTCTAGCTAGGCGTAAAACAGATTCTTTACGTTCTGCAAGTTCAATAAAATTTTCGCGGCTGGCTAAATCAATACGGAAAGCTAGGCTTTGTCCTAAAAATGCAACAGCATCAATTAGTGCTAGATACTCTGAACTTTCTATGTAGTCATTAAAATCTTCTGGATAATTTTCACGCAAATAGGTGATCATAACCCTACGTAGATTTTCAAAATCGTAAGATTTAAAATCAGCATTCTTAAATGTCTGATATATTCTTGTCCAATCTTGATTAAGAATTAGATTGTTTTGTCTAGCGGTTGTTGTCATTTTTCTTCCCTATATCATATTTACCAAACAAAATTAACTGCTTAGTTTATGACTGAACGTTGTTTATCGAAGTCAAACGTCATTCTTTCGTTAACATTAAACGGAATATAAGTTATGTCTGCTTCAATCCTAATACCTTGATCTGTTGAATCAACTGTTACAGCATTTACCACAATACGAGGATCATAATTTACAATATCCTCAACATCTCGAGCAATGATTGTCTTTACTTCTTCTGTAAACGGTTCAAAAAGGATGTCCCAGATCACTGTACCAAATTCTGGATTTTCTAATTTTTCTCCCTTTCGAATATAAAAATTATTGATGATATCTTGTTTTACCAAGTCAATGTCGTAAAGTTTATAATTTTTTTTATATTCTTTTGAGCTGAACCCTTTGTAGGCAAATGCCCCCGAGTTGGCATCTCCGACTGATGCTTTGTTTACTGCAACTGTTTTGTTGTTATAAAGTTTAGTTGACATTATTGAACCTCTCTATCCGTGTTATCCGGAGTTAGTAATTGTGGCGTTTGATTCTCGTGCAATATCCAAGGCTCGTGCATTGGTATACGTTTCATAATGCTGGTGATAGCTGCATCTTGATATTTGGATTCTGCCCAAGCAGTAGTGGTGCTGGTCTTTGGATTCTGATGAAGGTTCAAAGGATTAATAGCTACTGCTTTCGTAGCAGTCCTGGCCACTGGTCCGTTCATATCAATCCTTGCGGCAGTTTCTGTGTGGTTACCACCACTCTTAATATCTGTAGTAGAACCTGCTGTAAATTTATTACTGGTTCCTGAACTTAAATCAAATGCTGCTGATGTTGTAATTTTTGTGCTGCCACCAATAACATGCTCATAATTTCCGCCAAGTGTAATTTTTCCATTTGATCCAACGGTGACTAAAAGTTCTGTTGCTATATCCATTTGCATACGACCACTTTCTGTGTGCAGGTTAATATTGCGACCTGCTTCCATATTGATGTCTCTGTCGGCTTTAATGTTTAAATCGTTTTCAGAGTGAATACTAATAGAATCTTTTGCAAATATATCTATTTTTCCATTGGCTGTTAATTCAATCCAAGTTGTTCCTTTACTGTTGGCAATGTAGATTAAATCTTCTGAATTGTGCATTAAAATTTGATGGCCGGTTCTTGTACGAATGCGGAAGTATTCGTTATACGGAATATCTACTTCACCTTTTTCTCCAGCTAGAACATCTGCATATTTTACAGGACCAGTACTTGCAGGAGACGACCTAACGTATCGATCATCGCCGTCGTCCATGACAAATGTAGTTCCACCTAATCTACTAATAGGAACAGTGGCTGCTGATTGATCGTCGGTTTTACCAACGAATGCTTTTTTCGCTCCAGGGCGTCGATCCATAGGGCCGGGTGTTGATATACCAAACACCATACTCGGTGCTTCTCTACGAGCAGACGATGTTGTAACTCCACGCACATCATCTTCTAATAATCCTTGCTCTAAAAATCTTTCAACAATAGGATGTAATGGCTTTTTAATTTTTTCAACATCATCTATTTGATTTTTAGAATTTAATCGTTTGTTCATTTCTGCTACAGGCAATGGCTGCTTTGTATTGAAACGTTTTTTGTCGTCATCGTCTAAATCAACATTTGTTGATCCTGCAATTGCCGGAACCATATTGTTGATAAATCTTCCGGGAATACAGCCCATCCAGAATCCCTGGCTCGGGTCTCCGTCGACAAAGAATACTAGAACCGTAACTCCAATATCAGGCGGTACCATCCACATGCCATAGCTTTTTTGGGTGTCGTTGTACGCTTCAACTGTTTTAGCACCGTCTGCGGCAGAATTTGTTCCCATGTATTCAAAAGGAGTATAACCGTAGAATGGCGATGCTCCTTGAACAACATACGTTTGATCATTATCAGCGTTGGTATTTCCTTGTTCTCTTAAAAGAGTAACTTCAAGACTTCCCATAAAACTAGGATCTAGATGGCTAACAATCCTAGCAAGATACGGACCCGATCCTAAACTAATATTTTCGGTTTTATCTGCTGCGGTTCTACGTTGTTGTGCCATTAATAAATTCCTTCGCCTTTATCATTAACTGCATATTCTTCTGCAGGATTAGTTTTTGGTTTTTCTTCTTGTCCATTGGATTGTACTGCCAATTGTTTAGACTTATCGTTTGCAAGATTAGCAATATTATTAGGATTACTATTTTTAAAGTCTTGGCTTTGTCCTGGTTGACGGGCACATGTTAATTTTTGCTTGAATACTCCATCATTGAAAATATTCTCACATTGGGTTACTCTAAAGATTCCGCTAAATGGACTTTCTTTTCCTTTAGTCGGCCATTGATATAGTCCAGTTTTTTCATCTATATCTGCAGGAGTTCTAAATGTTAGAAAGATAAAAACATCACCGCCTTCATAGTTTAGTGTTCCGTCTTCGGTTAAAAATCTGCTCTTTAAACTAGTCCTGGCAAAATAATTTGAAACGCCACTATCAACCATCCAGTACGGATCTCCTACAATTTCTAAATTAACTTTGACTAAATCTCCCGAGCCAGCCGAGACGAAAGATTGATGGAATGCTTCTGCAACTTTTTGTTCTGTATCTTGATCTCGTTGTCCGCCTGTAGGCTTCTTTAATAGTGCTGGGTCTTTTTTAACACGTCTTCTTCCGTTTTCTACTTCAAGAGCTTTTGTCCCTGTGGCTGTTTTATTATTTGGCGTTTCTTTTCCTGGAGCTTCTACTACTCCCTTTTGGTCTTGGTTTCCAACTTTGCCACTGTTGGCCTCTGCTGAAGAATTTATTCCTGTAAAAAATAAATTATTGACTTCGATATCAAATTTTAAAACATCAACATTCTTGCCTGTGTAGATATAATTGTATTCTTTAACCACCTGCTTTGCAAGCTCGGAATAATCCATTGGGCCCGCAGTGGCTGGTGAAAATACTGACCTATGCACTAAAAACGGCACAACACGGAATACGTATGTATAAGCATAATCACCGGTTAATGGGTCAACACCTTTTATTTGGATTTGGGTGTCGAGTCTCCACCATTTAATAAAATCGTTTACAAGATTTTTTGGATCTAATGCGGCTTTTGCATATTCAGAACTTAAAATAATCTGATTTATTATCGTTGTTAATTTTTGTTGTTGTGTAAATTGGAAAGTTCTAGTTTTAGGATTAATAGTCATGTTATCTCTCTTGACTACTCCTGTCTTTTCGTCAACTGTATCGCCAATTCTACTAAACGGATAATTGCCACCTGTGGTTTTTCCAAGTCCAAATTCTGCTTTACCTATGTCATTTTCTCCGAACTCAAGAATGACCGAAACATTTTTTCCTGTAAGTTTAGTTTCTACTGGCTTGTTTGGATCGGCTGTTGCTTTTTTTGTTACTCCGATAACGCCGGCTGAATTTATGTACTCGTCTGACTTTGTAGGGAATTCAATTATGTAGGTGTCAGGGATGCTTATTTTTTCAGCCGTTACCGCTTTGGCTTCTTGATTTTCTAAATAAGCCATTAAACTGTTTTCACCGGTACATAACAGATCTTTTACAGTTCCTACGTTAGTCCCGTTGTCAGATAAACTTAATTTTACATCTGTATAGGCAACGTTAACTGCGTCATCAAAGCCAGCACTGCTCATCGGAACAGCTTCACATTTATACACGCTGCCTTGCTCATTCACTGTAAAAGTAATTTTTATAAATCGCAATGCCCAAAACTTTGGTTTGATTGTAGAAAGGATTTTTCCATCATCACTAGATCCCATGAAGTCTAGTCTCAGTATAAACGGAGCTTGATTATAATTAGGATGTCCTGCATTTTTTGCAGCCACTTGCATACTTTGTAATAGCAACCCCATACTATGCGGTTCTATAATATCAAAGGTAAATTTAAATGCATTGGTGTTTCCGGTCTTGCTTGTTGGAGCAATTGCTGTTTGCATAACAAAATTATTAACATAATATTCTGGAGCGCCGTATGCTGTACTAACACGCTGCTTGTCAAAGCGGCCGCCTGATGCAAATACAACATATTGTAAATCTTTAGGACTATTTCTATAAGATAAAGGATTGTTAAACTGTTCAATCGTAACTGCTGACAGTGTCCACATCGGAGACATAGAAGCAAGATTTTCTAAAGGATTATAAATTATGTTGGAAAGGTTAGTTGCTGGGTTTGTTTTGATAGCACCTTCTTTTTGAAGGATAGATGTAATACCACCCGGTTGTAGTACATCAGATGCTTTTGCTGACAATAGTCCTGTTACTCTCGATGCTGCACCTTGTGCAAGACCGCTAGCCGTAGAGATAAAGGACAATGCAGAGCCGTCTGGTTTTACAAGTTTAGCAATGTCAGATAAACCAATGTCTCTAATTGCCATATTATATTCCTAGAAATTTTTCTAGATTACTTTTTTTAGGAATATAGATAGTGGTTCCTGGAGTAAAATCATATATTGGATCTTTAAGGACGCTCATATTTCTTTGAACAAACACCCACCATAGTTTTGGATTACCGTACAAGTCATATGCCAGCAAATCGGGTCTATTGTTATATTGTCCTTCTATAGTATATTTGAAATCATCTGACTCCGCAGGAATAGGACGTATATCCATCAACTCCATATAAAAATTATTTTGAGGAGTTGTGTACCATGGACTAGAATTATTATATATTGCCATATTAGATGAAACCTATGTTGTCACTACCTTGAGAGGTTTTGCCTTTTGCGTAATCTTCTAAACTAAACTTACGCAGTCTTCTTCTGTTGTACACAGGAGATACTGTAACTGTTATTGTGCTTAATACAGGAACCCACGTGTTGGCTCCGAACTTTGTACATCGTATGTAGTTAACATCGTCCTTGAGGTCAACTTGAAACGATTTAACAATCACAGGAACCTTGTCAAATACATTTGACCCATACCCTGTTAAATTACAAATGATAGGAGGATTACCTGCTAATGCCCCTTCACCAAAAAACATTTTGGTAGCTGTTTTAAAGAATGTTGTTGCGGCAATCCAGTATGCTGCTTCGCCATCTGTTTCACAACTAAACTCACCAGAAATTGTTATATCTTCAACGGAACTGTTTTTATAACCGTAAGATGTATAATTGCTATGAACTGGTTCAATCGGAGTGTAGTTTGCTTTTGTTGAAACTGTAATATTTGGAGTATACGGCCAAACTACACCGCCTGTATTTTCTAAAAGTTTAAACCATTCGCCACCAAATAAATTCCATTGGCAGGTTAGTCGTACTCTCCAGTCGTCTTTCGCGCCAGGAGATAATTTGATACCCTGGCCTTGATTCATAAATAACTCACCACCAGCAGGAAGATTCGCTCCACGTTTTAAACTTAGGAGATTGTTCAACATGCCAGCACCACTTGAAATTTTTCCAGCAAGGTCTTGTAAGCCGCCGGCTAAATTTCCACCCGTAAATTTATTAAGTACACCTTGGATATCTGCTGTAGTATTGCTGATTATTCCAGGAACAGATGATAGAGAACTTGAAAGTCCACCAAGGCCAGGAATACTACCAGGCTTAAAGCCAATACCACTAAATGTAGACGCATTAAGTCCAATGCCGGCACTGAACTGATTGAGTCCACTTCCTAACTGTCCACTAAGCTGTGCGACTTTAGCATCTAAGTTTTCTTTTGACAAGGCGTCAACCGAAGGTAGCGATCCCATTGATTCAGATACACGTTTAGCCAGGCTTTCTGATTGAGTTGCAATCAATTGTGCTAGAGGATTAATGTTTAACGCCATTTTGGTAAGATTCCTTTATTATACTCTATTTATTCTTGACAATATGTGCTATTATTATAACTAGTAGGAGAACCTTAACTAATGACTATTATTACAACTGTACCAAAAATTAAGTACTTGACAAACAAGGATTTATTAAAAGAAATCCATTTAAGCAAAAATACGTATTGCAGTTTCATCAAACCCGAATACCACGAATATGATCTAATTATTCCTAACTTAGAAAAACTCAATATTCGTACTGTTGCAGATGCTAAACGAAATAGGGCAATAAGATTAGGCAAGCAGGCACACGAAGCTGCTGTAATTGCAGGAGGCAAAAAATTACCGTCTAAAGAATTTGAAGTTGATTATAAAAAAATCAAGAAAGAAGAGCTGGTTTTTCGTGTAATGACCTTTCAACATGTGCCGTTAGCACCCGGACGTAAAAAGACACTTAAGAATACCGCAGACAGTTACGAGAAGGTAAACTTTCCTCCTTTCCAACATTGGAAGTATGACGACAACGGTAACTTAATCTGTGTAGGAAAAAGTCATTGGAAGGGTGATTTAATCACTGGAGAGTTTAATAAAGAATATGGGCAGATGACCAACAACTTGGCTCGTATGTTTATTAAACTTTGTGAACGATATGCAACCCGTGGTAACGTTCGAGGTTACACCTACAATGATGAAATGCGTGGACAGGCCATTTTACAACTAACTCAAATAGGACTACAATTCGATGAAAGCAAGTCTGATAATCCTTTTGCTTACTATACTGCTGCTGTTACCAATAGTTTCGTACGTATCATCAACATTGAAAAACGTAACCAAAATATTAGAGACGACATCCTCGAAATGAATGG